GTATATTATGCTAATGGTGACATTAGCTGGGGAGACTAAATAATAGCATGGCTAGACCTAATAGTAAAGAATCATTTAAAGAACATTGCCTAAGAAGGTTAGGTAAGCCTGTGATTGAAATAAATGTCGATGAAGATCAAGTAGATGATAGAGTAGATGAAGCACTAGACTATTATGTCGACTATCACTTTGATGGGATGGAACATACATTCTATAAACATGTTGTCACACAAGCAGATAAAGATAACAAATATTTTACCGTACCAGATAATATTATAGGTGTAGTTGATATGTTTGATATAGGTGATGCTTTATCAACAAACAACTTGTTTAACATACGGTATCAGATCGCTTTAAACGACCTCTACGACCTTTCAAGGTATGAACTGGTACCTTACTATATGAACTTCCAAAACATACGTATGATCGAAGAGATATTAGTAGGTAAACAAAGGATAAGATACAGCAGACATATGAACCAAGTCAATGTAGATATGGACTGGGATAGGATTGCAGTAGGACAAACAATAGTAGTAAAAGCATATAAAATAATTGATCCAGATACTTTTACAGATGTCTGGAAAGACAGATGGCTTTTAAGATATGCTAGCTGTTTAATAAAAATACAATGGGGATCTAATTTAACTAAATTTGAGGGTTTACAATTACCCGGAGGAGTTCAGTTTAACGGGCAAAAGATATACGACGACGCCGTTGCAGAAAGACAGCAACTAGAAGAAGAAATGGCAACAGCGTACTCATATCCTCCTGAAGATTTTGTGGGGTAGGTAAATGGCTAACAGAAGTGTATTCTTTAATAACTTTGAGAACAGTCAAGAGCAAGACTTAATTGAAGATTTAATAATAGAATCAATCAACATATATGGAATAGAAGCATACTACTTACCAAAGACATATGGAGATTATGACAATCTATATGGTGAAGATGAGTTAGCTACATTCAAAGAATTCTATACAGTACCAATGTATATCAATACAGTTGAAGGGTTTGGAGGTGAAGGAGACTTCTTATCCAAGTTTGGTGTAGAACAAAGAGACACAATGACTATGTCTGTTGCTAGAAGAACATTTGAACAGGATGTTGGAAGAGAAGATTTAGCAAACATAGAAAGACCAAGAGAAGGAGATGTGATCTTCTTCCCACTCAATAAAAAATTATATCAAGTTAACTTTGTAGAACATGAACCAGTGTTTTATCAAATGGGTTCATTACAATTCTATGAAGTAAGATTAGAAATGTTTGAGTACTCTGGTGAAAGATTCAATACAGGTATTGCTGATATTGATGTACTAGAAGATACAAGATCAACAGACGTATTCTTACATAACCAATTAATGATGGAGACCGGCGATCTACCAATTCATATAGAAACAGGACAAAGAATTCTGTTAGATGGAATTGGTACAGCATTAGACCAAGATGATATTACAGATAGTGAAAACGTGTTCTTTGAAACAAATGCAGATAACTTCATAGACTTTACAGACTCAGATCCGTTTAGTGAAGGAGGTACATTCTAATGTTAGGTAACCAATTTTACCATTCTTCATTAAGAAAGTATATTATTTTATTTGGAACTCTGTTTAACGATCTTCATATAGAAAGAAGAAACAGTAGTGATAATGTAATACAGAAAATAAAATGTCCTTTGACGTATGCTCCAAGAGAAAAAGTAACAGCTAGATTGGAACAAAATATATCTTTAACAGAAAAACAAAGTATTTTATTACCAAGGTTATCTTTTGAAATGACTAACCTTACATATGATCCAAGCAGAAAGCTAAACACAATTAGTAAAATAACAAAGGATCCAGCAACAGGCAACAATGTAAAGAGTATGTTTACACCTGTACCTTATGACATTAACTTTGAGTTTAACATTTATACTAGATATGCAGAAGATGCAACACAACTATTAGAACAAGTTATACCATTCTTTACACCGGAGTTTACTAGTACAATAAACCTAATTCCTGAAATGGATTATAAAGTGGATATTCCAGTCGTACTAAATAGCTTAGCATCACAAGATACTTATGAAGGTGATTTTGAGACAAGAAGAGCATTAATATGGAACCTAAATTTTACAATGAGAGCTTATCTATTTGGACCAATAAAAGAGTCTGCTGTAATTAAGAATGTCAATACAAACATACATTCAACGCTCACATCTAATACAGCTGTAATAGGCATAAAACAAAAACCAGGCTTAGATCAATTTAGAAATCCAACCACGAATGCTGCAGCAACGATTGCAGTAGGTGGAATTTATAGTAATGATAATTATTCCGTAATTACGGACTTTGAGGATTATTTTAATGGCGAAACATAAAGACCCAATTAGCAAAGCACTAGACGTAACACCAATAGAAGGTGAAGTTGTGCCAGCAGAAAAAAAAGAAGTAGTGGTTGATCCAACCATAGAAAACGATTTTAAATATGCTAGAGAGAATCTATACAACATTATAGAAAGAGGAACAGATGCTCTTAACGGTATAGTAGATCTAGCTCAACAATCACAACACCCAAGATCATTTGAAGTAGTAGCAGACTTAGTAAGAACATTATCATCTGCTAACAAAGACCTACTTGATGTACAAAAAAAGATGAAAGACTTACAACCAGAAGAGAATAAGAATCAAAAAGTAACAAACAATCTCTTTATAGGAAGCACTAAAGACCTCACAGATTTAATTGAAGGTGGTGCTAGGAAAGTAAAACAACACAAAGATGGCTGATCATTATTTAGGAAATCCAAAGCTAAAAAAAGCCAATATAACAATTGACTTTAGCGAAAAAGAAATACAGGAAATTGTCAAGTGCAGTAAAGATGTAGTATACTTTTGTGAAAAATATATAAAGATTGTTAGTATTGATGAAGGTCTAATGCCTTATCAGCCTTACGATTACCAAAAAAATATAATGAGAACTGTTGATGAAAACAGATTTGTTATATGTAAGATGCCTCGTCAGACAGGTAAGACGACTACAATGGTAGCAGTAATGATGCATTATGCATTATTCAATCCAGACTTTAACATTGCTATCTTGGCAAACAAAGCTGCAACATCAAGAGAAATTTTATCAAGATTACAATTAGCTTATGAGAACTTACCATGGTTCTTACAACAAGGTATTGTAGAATGGAACAAAGGTAATATAGAATTAGAAAATGGATCCAAAATATTTGCATCATCTACATCAGCATCTGCTGTAAGGGGTATGTCGATTAACTTAGTATACTTAGATGAGTTTGCATTCGTACCAGCAACGGTGCAGGACGAGTTCTTCAGTTCTGTGTATCCTACAATATCATCTGGTAAAACATCAAGAGTATTAATTACATCTACACCTAATGGTATGAATATGTTTTATAAGTTATGGCATGATGCAGAAAAAGGATTCAATGATTATGCAACAGTTAGTGTAAACTGGTGGGATGTTCCAGGTAGAGATGAGAAATGGAAAGAACAAACAATAAGAAACACATCAGAAAAACAATTTGCTGTTGAGTTTGAATGTGAGTTCTTAGGATCAGCTGACACATTGATTGATCCACATAAGCTAAAACATTTAGTATTTGAAAATCCTAAACAGTTTAATGAGAGCTTAAAGATTTTTGAAGAACCTCAACCTGGTCATATATACACATTATGTGCAGATACAAGTAGAGGTGTTGGTAATGATTACAGTGCATTTGTTATTATAGATGTCACAGAGCTACCATATAAAGTAGTTGCTACATATAGAAATAATGTAATTGCACCAGTACTTTATCCAAAAGCAATATACAATGCTGCATATTCATACAACCAAGCTCATGTATTAGCAGAGATTAATGATGTTGGTGGACAAGTAATTGATATACTTCATCATGATTTAGAGTATGAAAACATATTGAGAGCACAATGGAAAGGCCGTGCAGGACAAATAGCCGGTAGTGGCTTTGGTGGTGGTGATTCCCAAATGGGTATCAGAACTACTCCTGCATTAAAAAGAATAGGTTGTGCTATGTTAAAAACTATCATTGAAAATGATAGGATGATAATAAACGACTTTGAGATACTATCAGAGTTAACAAGTTTTGTAGCTAATAAAAGAGGAACAAGTTACGAAGCTGAAGAAGGTAGGAATGATGATTTAGTCATGTGCTTAATATTTTTTGCATGGTTATCTCAGCAAGATTACTTTAAAGAACTTACGGATATAGATATCAGAAAGAATCTATATAAATTAAATGAGCAAGCATTAGAAGACGAACTCGTACCATTTGGTTTTATAGATAATGGTAAGGATAACAATTGGGAAGAAGACGACGAGTTCAAAGGTGGAGAACTTGTAAAAAGTTGGGATTATGACTATGATAGAGACAGTACTTGGTAGTGTCTTCTAGTACAAAGTTTTATAAATAATCCAGAGCTTAATAATCTACCATATATTAAAGGAGAATTGAAATGCCATTTCAGGTTAGTCCAGGCGTAAATGTATCAGAAATTGATCTAAGTACCGTTGTACCAGCAGTTTCTACAACAGAAGGCGCCATAGCAGGGGTTTTCAAATGGGGACCGGCTAAAACTCGTGTCTTAGTAGACAGCGAGGAGACGCTCGTTGCCCGATTTGGTAAACCAAAAGGGGATCTTAATCCCGAAACATTTTTTACCGCATCTAACTTTTTAGCATACGGTAACAAACTATACGTATCACGTGTAATTGATTCTAGTGCAAAGAACGCCGTATCAAACGGAAGTTCAACTGCAGTGGTAGTTGAGAACGGAGATAAGATAGCAAACGTCACTATTACATCTAACGATCACTTTATAGCAAAGTATCCAGGAGCACTTGGAAACAGCTTAAAAGTATCTGTTTGTAAATCAACAGGCGACTATGAAGAAGCAGGAGTTATTAACGTAACTATTGCTACTGGTGCAAACAGTGGAACATTATCTGCTAATGCATCTGCTCTAAACATTAAAGTTGGAGATGTTGCTAAGGTTGGTAACACATTAACAGGAACAGCATATTTAGAAGTAACTGCAGTCACCGACAATGCATCAACACCTACTATTAACTTTAAAACAAAATACACAGGTATTAGACCGATCACATCATTAGGTATTACCAAACTATGGAAGCATCACGACTTAGTGAACGGTGCACCAGGTACTTCAACATATGTTGAAGGTAAAGGCGGTACTGGAGATGAGATCCACGTAGTAGTTGTAGACGAAGATGGAGACATCTCAGGAACAAAAGGACAAGTATTAGAAGTATTTGAATCTGTATCAAGAGCAACTGACGCTAAAACAGAATCAGGAGAATCTAATTACTTCGTCGATGTTATTGAAAAACAATCAGAGTGGATATATGCAAAAGGTGCAACTAACTTAGTTACAACTAACACAGCCGTAAACATGGCAGCATTATCAACAAACAATGCAACTTATGATTCATTAAAATTGGGTGTAGACTCATTACCTGAATCAGACAATAGCTTGCTAGCAGACATGGCTGATGGATACGATTTATTCAAATCAGCTGAAGATATTGATATTAGCTTAATCTTACAAGGTAAGTCTTTAGGTTCTAATAACTTTGATCTAGCTAGACATATTGTTGACAACATTTGTGAAGTAAGAAAAGATTGTATCTTATTTGCTTCTCCAAATAAAGCAGCAGTAGTTGACAACATTGGTTCTGAAATCGATGACATTAAAACATATAGAAACGGAATCACAAATTCAAGTTACGCATTCTTGGATAGTGGTTACAAATATCAATACGATAAATTTGATGACGTTTACAGATACATTCCATTAAATGGAGACATCGCTGGTCTAGCGGTTAGAAGTGATGAGCTAA